TACTTCTTTTGTAGAGCAGTATAGTTCAAATGTATCTATGCTTTCTCAACAAATGGGAAGTAAATTAAGAGGCTCTGTGGATGTGGAAAATATCAATGGCAAAAATGCGTTTTTTGACCAAGTGGGAGTTACTGCTGCTCAATTAAGAACGAGCAGACACGGAGACACCCCACAGATCGATACCCCCCATTCGCGGAGAAGATTGAGCTTGGCAGATTATGAGTGGGCTGATTTAGTTGACGATGTCGACAAAGTTAGAATGCTTGTGGATCCAACAAGTTCATACGCTAAAGCAGCGGCAGCGGCTATGAATAGAGCAATGGATGATGTTATCATAACTTCATTCAACGCATCTGTAGCAACTGGTGTAGCTGGTGGCGGATCAGAGGCTTTACCTTCAACGCAAAAAACTGCAACTTCAGATCAATCAGATGGTTTGACTATTGCAAAACTTTTGTCTGCGAAGAAAATCCTAGATAACAACGATGTAGATCCATCTTTAAAGAGATACATTGTTTGTGGACCGCAACAAATATCAGATCTATTAGGAACTACTTCAGTTACAAGTGCTGACTTTAATACAGTTAGAGCTTTATCAACTGGAGAAGTAAATTCATTCCTAGGATTTGAGTTTATAATGTCAACAAGACTAAACAAGGATGCAACTAACACTACTGACAGATTAGTTTTTGCTTACACTGAAGATGCTATTAAATTAGGTATCGGTAAGGATATTGGAGCAAAAATTTCTGAAAGAGCCGACAAGAGTTACAGTACACAAGTATATTACTGTATGACTTTAGGTGCTGTCAGAATGGAAGAAAAGAAAGTTGTTCAAATCCCTTGTCACGAAGCATAATAGGAGGATAGAAATATGGGAACTAAAAATACTGATCTAGTAGCAAATTTCGAAGCGTCTCCTTCAGTTGCTAATAGTGCTACTGAACTTCATGGTGTTGTAAGAACAGCTCATGGAACAGTTGAACTAGCAAGTGGCGATAGTGACGATAACGATATTGTTATGTTAGCACCAATCCCAAGTAAGGCTGCTGTACCAAGTTTATTTATTGGTTCAGACACACTTGGCGGTTCGTGTACTTTCAATGTAGGGATATACACTTCAGCTGGCGTAGTTAAAGACGAAGATGTATTCGCAAGTCTAGTAGCCGATGCTGCTGGAATGGCGGATGTTCGTTTTGAAGCTGCCAATATAGATACAGCTGGAAAAAAGATGTGGGAATTAGCTGGAGACAGCTCTGATCCAGGCGGATATTACTATATAGCGGCTACAATGGCTGCTGATGGTCAAACTGCTGGAACTATGTCTTGGAACATTTCATACGTTGTAAATTAAGACAATAAAATTTTAGGCGGGGGAAGCGAGAGTGGATCCCGCCTAGAGTGCATGACAAAAAAAATCGATAAACCAAAACTTGTATTACACTTTAAGAGTGGCAATCATATTTATAGATATGTTTTAGTTGATCGATTTAAACACGACAATAAAAACCACTATGGTTTTGATACGAAGCAAGAATTAACTGAAGCTGAAATATTTGCTTTGGTTAAACCAAGAAAGTTAAGACGTAAATATATAACAAAGGAATAAAATGGCTAAAGTAGCAAAAAGTAAAACACTACCTAAAAATAAAAAATTAGCAGCAATGTATGGTAACAAAAATAAAATTACCAGAGGCGATATTATTACAGCAGCTAAAAAAAATAATAAAAGGAGAGCGTAATGGCTAAACGTGGTTTATATAGTAATATTCACGCCAAACGTAAGCGTATCGCTGCGGGATCTGGCGAAAAAATGAGAAAAGTAGGATCTAAAGGCGCACCAACAGCAGCAAACTTTAGAAGATCTGCAAAAACAGCAAAGAAAGCATAATAAATGGCATCTGTAATACAAATTTGTAACTCTGCATTAAATCAATTAGGAGCTAGTTCTATAACTGCTCTAACTGAAAACTCTAAAAATGCAAGATTATGCAATGAAAGATATGAGACAGTAAGAGACGCAGTATTTAGATCTCATCCTTGGAATTGTTTGATTAAAAGAGTGCAATTAGCGCAAGATACTGCAACTCCAGCTTGGGGTTTTACATTCCAATATACTTTACCGAGTGATTGCTTGCGTGTATTACAAATAAAAGATTTCGATGCTGATTATAAGATTGAAGGAAGAAAATTATTAATTAATGAAGCTGATGTTTTTCTAATTTATTCAGCGCAGATTACTGACGTTAATGAATTAGATGTTTTATTAAGAGAGACAATATCAGCTCATTTAGCACAAGATATTTCTTATGCCATAACTTCAAACTTACAAATTACAAAATTAATGGGAGAAAAATATCAATTAAAATTATCAGAAGCAAGACACACAGACGCTAGCGAAGGATATAACACAGATCCAACACTAGGTAATACAGATCAAGTAATAACAGACGATTTCATAAACAGTAGATTTTAATTATGCCTAAACAACTTTTAAGCATACCGAGCTTTACGGCTGGGGAGCTTTCATCCTCTATGGAGGGTAGAACAGACTTTGCCAAATATTTTAATGGCGCAACAAATATAGAAAACTTTGTTGTATTACCTCACGGGCCAGTTACTAGACGGCCAGGAACTTATTTTGTATCTGAAATAAAAACATCTTCACAAAAAACTAGATTAATACCATTTACATTCTCAACTGAACAAACTTACGTTTTAGAATTGGGTAACAATTATATCAGATTTTTTAAAGATAGTGGCCAAATAGTTGAAAGTAATAAAACTATTTCTGCAATTACAAAAGCTAACCCAGCTGTAGTTACATCAAGTAGCCATGGTTTTTCTAACGGAGATTTTGTAAATATTTCTGGTGTTGTAGGAATGACAGAAGTAAACAACACAACTTTTAAAGTTGCTGACAAAACTACTAATACTTTTGAGTTACAAAATGTTGATGGTACAGATATTAACTCGTCTGCTTTTACCACTTATTCATCTGGTGGTGTTATCAATAGAATTTACCAAATCACAACTGAATATACTACTGCACAACTTTTTGATTTAAAATTTGCGCAATCTGCTGACGTTATGTATATCTGCCATCCCGATCACGAAGCTACAAAACTTTCAAGAACGGGTCATACTTCATGGAGTTTAGATGAAGTAGATTTTGGAACTAATGGACCATACCTAGACGCTAATACTACAGCAACTACTATTACTCCACAACAAGCCGCAGCTGCTACTGGTAAAACCTTAACTTTATCTGCAACTACTGGTGTCAACAATAATCAAGGCTGGCTTACAACAGACGTTGGTAGAATTGTAAAATTTAATGGTGGTACTGCAAAGATTACAGCTCGAACAAACTCTACAGTAGCCGTTGCTACAATCGTTGATGCTTTTACTAATACAGACGCTACAGCTCCTTTTCAATTAGGATCATTTTCTGACACAACTGGATTTCCATCTTCTGTATCTTTTTTCGAGCAAAGATTAGTGTTTGCTGCAACTAACGATCAACCACAAACTATCTTTTTTTCTAAATCTGGAGACTATGAAAATATGTCTGCTGGAACTAATGATGATGATGCTATGGTTTACACAATCGCATCAAATCAAGTTAATGCAATTAAAGCGATGAAGGCTACAAGAACTTTAATTGTAATGACAACGGGTGGAGAATACTCTGTATCATCTGGAAACGCATCTGCACTTTCTCCTACCAATGTTTCTATTATAAAACAATCAAACTATGGTTCAGCGGGTGTTGATGCTTTATCTATTGGTAACGCAACTATATTTTTACAAAGAGCTAAAAGAAAAATTAGAGAACTAGCTTATAATTTTGATACAGATGGTTACGTTGCGCCAGACTTAACTATACTTGCAAATCACATAAGCGAAACTGGCGTAGTTCAAATGGATTACCAACAAGAACCGCATTCTATCGTATGGGCAGTAAGAACAGACGGAGTTTTAGGTGGATTAACTTATAATAGATTAGAAAATGTTGTCGCCTGGCATCGTCATATATTAGGTGGTAAATCAGACACTACTAAAAATATTATTCAAC